CGAGCACGTCCGCACCTGCGGGTACTCCCGGCGCGCCGCGGTAGCGGACCTGCACGTACCGCACGGTGATGCCCGTGCTGACGGGGTCGTCGGCCGAGTAGACGGCGACCCCCACCCCCCGGTCGGGGGCGGCGGCGATCGGCCCGTAGTAGATCCCGACCTCCGACGTGGTGTACGACGGGCCGCCCGGTCGCCATGCACCGACACCGGCGGCCGCGAGCCACGATGCGATGAGGCGGGTCAGGGTGGCGTCGTCCATCAGGCACCTCCGAGGGCACGCCGTAGCGCGGTCGCGATGATCGCCTGCGCTTCACCTGCGGTGTCGTCGAGTGCGGACTCGAGGAACTTCGCCTGCCCGTGACGGTGCCGGTAGGTCAGGTCCTCGTGCTGGCGGGCGGCGTACGGCAGGTCGGTCGAGACGGTCGCGACGAGCTCGCTCGTCGTGGCGGGTCCGACGAGCTGCGACGAGCGCAGGTCACCGACGTCGAGGGGGGTGCGTGCGACCGACACTGCGCGCACGCGTTCGGCGGCGGCGGTGAGGCCGGTCGCGGCCGCGGCGCGCACAGCGGCTGCGACCGGCTGCCCGTTCCAGGTGACCTTGACGTCCACGGTGCCCTCGCTCTCAGGTGAGATTCGCGACGACGTGGCTGGGCAGCGCGAGCGGCCCGCCGTCGAGGTCGGCGCACGTGATCACCGTGGCGGCCCGGGTGGGCAGCGTGACCCTCGCCCCGGGCGCCAGTGCGGTGGTGCCTGCGGGGGCGTACACGGTGGTCTCCGACACAACCTCGCGCCCGTCAGGTCCCCGGACGAGTCGCCGCGTGTCCTCGACGAAGCAGCGCACATCGACGGCGGACGCGTACACGTCGCCCTCCCCACCGGACCCGATGAGCTGCTCGACGCTGATCGTGTGCACGAAGAAGTCCTCGAGGGTGCTCATCCGTGCACACCGACCTCGGAGGGCACCAGGCCGGCCGCAGCGAGGATCAGCAGAGCCTCCTGGCACAGACGGGTCGCGGCGGCAGACCGGGCGCTCATCGCGGTGACAGACGCGGCAGCGGCAGTGTCGTACTCGACGCGTGCCGTCCCCAGCGCCTTCGCCCTCGTCGGAGCAGCCTGCAGCTGCACACCTCCGGCGGCAGGGTCGACGTCGGCCGCGACCCACGCGGCGACCTGTGCGCACGTCGCATCCCGGAACGCCGCCCAGGCGAAGTCCTGGGAGGGTGCGCCGTCGTCGTCGGTGTCGTAGATCGCGGTGAGGGTAGCGCGTCGCACGAGCGCGGACGCGGCCCGCAGCAGGGCTCCGGTGTTGGCGGGGGCGGGATTGACCCACCCGGTGAGGTCGTCCGTGGTGGCGTAGACGAGCATGACGGCCTCCTCGAGGTGGGGTGGCGGCTGGGGCGCAGGTCGACCGTGCAAGGGGCAGAAAGGACGTGACGGCCAGACGTGGCGTTACCCGCCACGGACCCCTCAGTTCGCCTTCACCGCAGGTGTTCCTACGTGGGCCGTCTTTCGCGGTGTTGACGCCCCAGCCGCCGAGACCCGCCGCCGGTGTGCGGGCACGGCGGCGGGTCGTACGGGTCAGGCCGGCGGGGCCTGCGCGGCGGTGATCGCCGCGACGATGTCGGCCTTGTTCGACGCGGACCCGAGGTCGACGTCGTGGGCCTTCGCGAACGCCTTCAACTCGGCGCTCTTCCACGCCTCGCTCGGTGCACCGTCGGGGAACGGAGCCTTCGGCTCGGCGTCGACCGTGTACCCGTGCCGCTCGAAGTACGCGAGCGCGGCCCTGTCGTCGGTCTCGCCGACGCCGTCCGCGAACGTGACGCCTGCGACGACCCCAGTGAAGCCCTTCACGGGGGTGTGGATCTTCGGTGCCATGGTGTGCTCCTGGTGCTCAGGTGTCCTTGCGGACGATGGACTCCCACCAGCGGAAGGTCGCGACGACCGCACCGTCCTTCCACGCCTGCAGCGACCCGTCGGGGCCGTCGTAGTCGAGGTGGTCGGCCTGCACGGTCTTCGACTTGTCGCCGCCGGTGGAGATGACGTACGTGCCGGGCTCGGACAGCCCGGTCGGGATGGAGCCGTACACGGTTGCGCTCCTGTCAGGTACGGGACGCGGCCCGGGCGCACGTCACCTGTGCGCCCGGGCTGGGCGTCACTGGACGCGGATGTTCCGGAAGACCGCGGCGGCCTTCGTGGCCTTCAGCGCGACCGCGACGGGCCCGAGCTCGACCTCGCCCTTCTTCACCGCACCCGCGGTGTCGAAGTTCGGCAGCCAGGACTGCACGAGGCGCCCACCGACCGTGGACACCCCGTGGAACCCGTCGAGGCCGACCCGGTAGGCGAACAGGTCCGTCAGCCCGGTCGTCGGGTCCTCGTCGTCGCCGACGGTGCGGCTGGCGATCGGGATGACCGGGTTGTTCGTACCGGCCTTCGCACCGGGGTCGGCGAACACGATCCCGCCGTACGTCTCGCGGACGATCGGCCGCCCGCCCGGGCCGACGAGGTCGTCGACCGGGTTGCGGGTGTACATCCCGGCGCGGCGGGCAGCGGCCCGGACGCGGGCCAGCGCCTTCGCGTTGCCGAGGATGACCGTCGGGGTGCCGTCGAGCAGCGCGAGGAACTCGTCGATCGCGTCGAGGGCCTTGTGCTCGGCGCGGGTGCTCGAGTCGAAGTCCCGCCAGTCCGTGACCTCGTCGGCACGGAACTCCGTGCTGCTGCCGGTCAGGGCCTTGTCGAGACCGTCGAAGCCGTTGGCGTCGGTCGCGACGTCGCCGTTGATGACGAGGTCCGCGAACTGCGCGTTCGCGGCCTTGATCTTCTGCTGCATGTTCAGCGTGACGGCGTTCGACGCGGCCGGGCCGATCTGCGCGATGACACGGTCGACCTCGAACGACCCGCCGAGCACGGCCAGCGTGACCGTGTGCTTCGACGTGGTCACGTTCTGCGGCGTGTACTCCGCGTTCAGCGCACGGGTCGACGCGGTCGCCTGCGTGGCGAGACGCCGGTACCCGTAGTCGAGGGTCGCGCCGCCACCGGCGGGGTTGACGACGTCGTCGAAGATCAGGGAGTCAGCGACGGCGGACTCCTTGCGGAACTCGTCGATGACGGCCGGGTCGTAGTCGGTCGCCGCGTTGTTCTTGGACTCGGCCAGGGAGACGGCCATGGTTGACCTCCAGGTCAGGAGTTGCCGTAGTGCGCCTCGACGGCGCCGGCGAGGGTGGTGGGCTTCTTCGATCCCTCACCGGTCCCGCCGGTGTGGTCGACGCTGCTCGCAGCTGCCACCGGGGCGGCCTTGAGCGTGGGGTTCTCGGTCACGGCGGCCTGCGCGGCCGCGATGACCTTGGTGGTGAAGTCCTCGGCCGTGGGGTCGAGGGTCGCGACCTTCGCCAGGAAGGTGCGGGAGTCGGTGAGCGCGGCGGGGTTACCGCCGTGCTGTGCGGCGGTGCGGTACACGGCGAGCTCGACGGCGGACTGCTGCGCCTGCTTCTGTGCAGCGGTGACCTGCTCGGCGAGCTGCTCGGCCGTGGGGGTGCCCTGCCCGTCGGTGACGAGACCGAGGGCCTTGCCGAGGTCCTGCACGAGTGCGTCGCGGGCCTCCTGCGCGGCGGTGGCCTTCGCGTTGGTGCGCGACGACGCGTTCTCGCGGCGCAGGCGCGCGATCTCGGCCTTCAGCGCTGCGGGGTCGTCGGGGAGCGTCTCGCCGCCCTGCGTGCCCTCCTGTGCGCCCGTGGCGGCCGCGGCGCCGACGCTGGCGGTGCTGGTCTGCGCGGCAGCCTGCTCCGAACCGGCAGCGCCGGTCGTGCCGGACGCCTCCGCGGTACCGGTGGCCTCACCGGGCGCCTCCATGCGGGCGTCGCCGAACGTCTGCCGGTGGAAGGCGAGCAGCTGGTCGACGAAGTCGGGCGCCGCCATGTCGACGACGGTCGTGGCCGGGATGTACGCGGGGATGGTGCGGGACACGCTGACCTCCTGGGTCGGGATGGGCCCCGGCGCCGGGCCGGGCATGACGAAGGCCCCGACACCAGGGCGGTGCGGGGCCTCAGAAACAGCAATCGGGCATAGGGCGAGGACCGGCTGCGCTGCCAATCCTGGCTGCGGGACCGGCCCTCACAGCCAGAATACGTCAAGGATGCGGCACATGGACGAATCGGCCGTCCTTCGTGAGGACGAGCACCTCCACGAACGGGGTCCATGCGATCCGTCGCCTTACCTCAGCGATGAAGTTCTGCTCGTCGAGCGGGGAGCGTGCCAGGTCGATGATCAGGCGATCGGACTGCTTCTTTCCTCGCTTCAACTGGTCCGAGACGTTGTGCTTCCCGGAGCCCTTCGGCGACTTCAGCTCCCAGCGCACCCCGTCGACCAGGAAGTCAGGGGTCCGTTGACCCTTGACGCGTGACGGCACGAGAAGCTCGACCCTGTGACCGGCGTCGGCCAGCCGCTGCGCTGCCTTCAACTCGTAGACCCCAGGCTTGAACCCCTTCACCTGCGGGATCCGCACGGAACCAGCACGCGGGACACCGACCGCATCCGCGGTGGCGCGGCGGCCGAGGTTGACCTGCTCGCGGTACCGCTTGCGGTTCAGCCCGGTGGCGTCGACGTGCTCGCGGATGCGCCGCTGCAGGTCCCGCACGGCGGTGTTCGCGCGCCGCCGCCCGTCCGGGGTGACCGCCGCCGCGGCGTCGATCTTCGCCTTGCGGACCTCACGCTCCAGGTACCGCAGATGCTCACGCTGCTGCTCGAGCTCCGGGTCGTACGTCGTCGCGTCCACCACGACCGGCAGACCAGGCACGAACGCAACGGTCGTGCACCGGCAGTTCGGGTGCTGCCACCCCTGGTCGCGTGCCTGCTCGAGCGTCCCCGCGACCACCACCGTGACGGTGCCCGACCCGACCGCTGACGGGACAACCACCCGACCGGTCGAGCCCGCGCCGATCCGCACGACCTTGCCCGCCCACTGCGCGCACGACTGACACCCGTCCGACCCGACGACCACGCTGACGAGGTCGGTCCCGTTGTCGACGAGCGTCTGCTCGTGCTGTGCGTTCCACGCCCTGCGTGCGGCCGTGCGCGTCGCCATCTCCACGTACGTCGCCGAGTTCCAGCGACGCCCGGCCTTGTCGATGAACGCCGGCGCGCCACGGCGGATGAGGTCCTGCCAGGCGGCGGCCTGCGCGGTGCGGGTCGTCTGCCCGAGCCCGAGCAGCAGCCGCGACGTCGGCCCGGCGATGACCTGCCGGTACACGTCGTCCGGCCACCGCAGGATCCGCCGCGTCACGTCGTCGAACGCGGACGTCAGGTCCAAGGTGAGGGCCTGTGCTGCGAACGCACCTCGTGCGACCGCGGTCGTGCGCACGAGGGCGGGGACGTCGCCGAGGGCCGCGAGCTCGTCGAGTGCGGCGGCGACACCGCCCGCTGTGGCTGCCTCAAGGATCGCGGCGACCTGCTCGGATGTGGCGGCGCGCAGGGCTGCGGCGACCTGCTGGGCCGCGGCGCGCAGCTCGCTGATCCGCAAGAGCGTGTCCGCGGTGTCCGCACCCGTCTCAAGGCCGGCGGCGACCTGCACGGAGATCGCCCGCTGCAGTGACGCTTCCGCATCGGCGAACATCCCCGCGAGGTCGGCGATCGCCTTGTCGAGCGCGTCACGGTCGTCAGGCCACCAGACGGCCACGGGTCTACTCCGTGATCGCGAAGGGGTCGCCCACAGGCACGCCACGCTCGCGCAGGATCGCCACAGCCTCAGCGTCGACGCGGACGGCGTCCCAGTCAGGGTGCACGAGAGCCACGAGCGTGCGTGTGGACGCAGCTTCGGCGGCGCGCAATGCCGCGGCCGTCTGCGCCGCCTGCAGCGGCGTCTCCCAGATCCCGTCGGGGAACGACACCGTGAGGCCGGTCCCCTCGTGACGCTGGTGGAACACGTCGGCGTTGACGCTCAGGAGCTTGCCGACGAGCTCCTGCAGTGCGGGCCGCCACAGACGCAGCTTGCGACCGCGGGTCTTCAGGGAGCGGGACTCACGGGCCATGACCTCGGTCGCGGTCGTCTGCGACGTCTCACCCTGCTCGCCGAACGTCTGCACGGAGTACCCGGCGGACTGCACGATCCGGTCGGACCACTCCTGCGCGGACGCCCGGTGCTCCTCGAACCGGATCGCGAACTGCACGGGGGTGATCGGCGCGTCACCTTCTTCGGCGGCCGCGAGCTTCAGCGGTGCGAAGACCTCACGGTCGAGGTCCATGCTCGCCCCGGCGCCGGGCCCGTTGTCGTCGAGCATGTACCGGGCCACGACGAGCCGCGCCTTCGCGAGCCGGATGTCACGCATCCACGCGGCGTGGATCTCGTCGAGGTCATCGAGGAGCGACTCGATGCCGTCGATGTCTGCGGCGCCGAGCCCGCCAGCGGGAGCGACGCCGCGCCACGCCTTCGCGGTCGCAGGGTCGGTGTTCGGGATGTACACCACGGACAGGCCCGGGGTGCGCCCGGCGGCGACGTACCCGTCAGCGGCGACAGCGTCCGCGAGGGGCGCGGTCGCGGCCTTGTCGGTCAGGGGTACGGGGCGCCCGAGCCGGTCGGGGCTGCCCTGGTACAGGCCGTGCTGGATGACACCGATGCCGGTGGGGAGCAGCTCGTGGCGCTCGAGGTGCCGCCACACGGTGGACCCGTCCCGGTCGACGACGTGCCAGAACGTGACCGCCCGCAACCGCCCCCAGGTGAACTCGGGGACGGCCTCGTCGGCGGGGACGACGGTGACGAACGCGTGGTCGGCGACGGCGGGGTCCCAGGTGACCCGCAGGTACACGCCGCCGAGCGCGGCGGCGGCTTCAGCGCCACCCGTGAGCGTCGCGAACAGCGGGTCGGCGAGGGTGTCGTCGAGGTACCCCTGGGTGGTCGTGTCCTCGACGTGGATCGTCGGCGGCTCGGAGAACAGCAGGTCCGCGCTGGTGCGGGCGATGTCCGCGGCGAGGGGCACGTGCGTGAAGTCCTGCCGCTGCCCGCTGTTCTGGGGGCGGCCCCACCAGAACCGGGCGGCCGCACCGACGACCCCGCCGCGCAGCTGTGACGGTCGGGTCACGGGCCCGCGGGTGGGTCCGCCGGTGCGGTAGACGGCGGTGAGCTGGTCGGGGTTGCCGGTCCACCAGGCGGACCACGCGGTGAGCGTCGGGGTGATCTGCTCGAGGTGCTTGGGGGGCCACGCGGTGTCGGTGGTGGGCAGCGGCATCGGGCGGCACCTCCTCGTGTCGGTGGTCGATGGGAAGGTGCGAGCACCAACGAGGAAGGGGGTCCAACGTGGACACCAGTGATGCACGGGCGCGCGTGGAGCGTGTGGTCAAGCTGCAGGAGCAGATCGAGGCGGCGACGCTCGTCTGGAAGCCTGCGCCGGTGACGGCTGGCCTGATCGACAGCGCGGCTGGCGGGGAGGTCGCACTGGCGACCGTTCCGCTCGAGCGTGTCGTCGGAGACGGCGAGACGACGACCGCGCGTGTCGCGGTCGTGACCGAGTCATTCGTCGTCCTCGCGTCCTTCACCGACGCGTGGCCGGCCGAGACCTGGGGTGATCCGGTCACCGATGGGCCGGTCGTGCTCCAGGTGTTGCGACGGTCGAGCATCATCGATCTTCGGGTCGAACTCGACGGAGTGACCCGGTCCGGGGACCGGTCGGACGTCCCGCTCGGCCGAGTGCCGAAGGCCGCCCGCGTCACCGCCCGGTTCCGCGACACGGACCAGGTCCTCACCTTCACCGGGACCCTGCCGCCGTTCGACGTGCAGGCGGTGTACGCCGAGCTGCTGGCGGGCCTGCGAGCGTCCTAGTCGGTGTCGTCACCCGGTGCCGTGTCGGCCGCCGGCGCGAGGGGAATCAGGTCCCGCCAGTCCAGGCGGGTCGTGTAGACCGCGTACCGCAGTGCGTCGACCTCGTCGTCGTCGGCCTTCACCGGTTCGTCCTGCCCCCGCGCGGTCGCCTTGTCGGACCACACGTACCCGCCGATCCGGTCGATGAGGTGTGTGCACGTGTCGGCGACGACGAGCCGGTCGGTCGCCAGGAGCGCGGAGATCGCGCGAATGCCGGGCAGGACGGCCTTGTGGGCGTTGCGGACTCCGCGCACACCGTCGTGCTGCAGCTGGTTGCGGAACGACGCGGCGGCGGAGTCGACAGCGACCCACTCGGGTGTGCGCCACGCGTCGACGGGCTGGCGTGCGAGCCAGGTCCGGAACCGGGCGGACTGCTCACCCTGGGTCGCGGCGCCGGGCGCCCACTCGGCGAGCACGTACAGCCGGTGCTCACTGGTGTGCCCGTCGCGCAGGTCGGGGCCGAGCCCGAGGAGGTACCCGCGGGTGTGGTGGGTGTCGCCGTAGTCGACGCCCACGGCCAGGACCCGGTCCATGGCCGGGAACGCGGCGGCGGGTGCGACGTGGCGGGCCGGGTCCCAGGTCTCGTAGATCGCGCCGGCGGCTTGGACCCACTCGCCGAGGATGAACCGCCGGTACCAGAGGCCGACGTACTCGCGGCACACCTGCGCGACGTAGGCCGGGTCGAGGTGCGTGTTGTCCGTGAGTCGGAACCGGAACACCTGGTAGCCGAGCGCGTCGGCACGGTCGACGACCTGCTTCTTCAGCCAGTGCGCGGGCCCGTCGGGGTTGGTGGTGGCGAACAGGCGCGCGCCGGGGACGGACATGCGCCCGAGGAGCTGCGTCCAGAACGCCTCGGAGACGAGGGTGGCTTCGTCGACGTACGCCCCGGCGACGGTCAGGCCGCGCAGGACCATCTCGGCGCGGGCGTCGGACGCGCCAAGTACGTGCACGGTGCGGCCGAGGATCTGCGCGGTGGGGGCGCCCGCGGTGTAGGTGACGTGCCGGGCGAGCGCACCGAACAGGCTGACGTCTTGCAGGGGTCCGAAGACGTTGCGGGCGATGGACTCGCGGGTTCGGCCGACGACGACGAGCGCACCACCGTGGGGGGCGTGCGCGACGAAGATCAGCCACGCGAGGAGGGACGCGATGGTCTTCCCGGACCGGATGCTGCCGGTCCAGAGGTTGACGCGTGCGGTCGCGCGGGCGATGGACCAGACCTGCCGCGGGGACAGGCCGGCGAGCACCGCGGCGATGACGGCCGCGGACGCGACGACGACGGTCATGCGACCCACTCCCAGCGGACGCGCTCGACGCCGCCGGTCGCCCTCGGACTGCGCGGCCGGCTGACAGAGTGGGTAGACCAGTCGCCTCGCGCGCGCAGCTCAGCAACGCGACGAGCGCCCGCAGCGCGCAAACTCGCACCGGGCTCGTCGGCCCTGGTGTAGGTGACCATCCGTCGGTAGCCGAGCGCTCGCGCAGCCCGCCACGCGGCGCCGTACAGCATCGAGTTAGCGTTGGGGCAGCCGTCAGTGCACGTGCGGTTGACCTCGACGGTCAGTCCGTCGTCGAGCGCGCGGGCGACAGGCCGGCCTACCGTGGCGACGCCGCGGAGCGCGCCGTCGTCGTCGAGGACGCTCAGCGAGAACCGATGCCCGACGGGCGGCGCGTTGTGCCGATGGTGCGCTCGTACGTACTCGCGCGCGGCGGCGAGCGTGATGGGCGCGACGCGGAGGCGGCCGCTCACGCCGGCTCCTGGTCGCCGAGCTTGTCGGCGGCGGCGGCGATCGCCGCGGCGATCCCGTCGAGCATGCCGACGGCCTCGGCGACTCCCTGGTCGGCGTCCATCCGCTCGAGGCGTTCGATCGCACCGACGAGGGTGTTCACGGTCTGCGCGAGCTTCAGCTTGTCGGCGTGGGGCGGCTCCGCGAGGGTCCGTTCCTCGTAGGTGTTGTCCTTGCCGCCGAAGTTGAACACGACGGTCGGCGCCCACAGCTGGGTGCGGACACGCTCAGCGTCGGCGAGCAGGTCCGAGCGCAGGGTCGCGCGGCGTGCGCGGGCGTCGGTGACACGGGCGTGGGTGGCGGCGGCGGTGCGGGTGCGGTCTGCGGCGGACAGGCCGAGGTGTGCGAGGCGGCGGGCGACGGCGGTCTTGGACCGGTTGAGGTCGAGGGCCATGGCGCGCACGGACGTCTCGGCGGTGTGGAGCTCGCGGAGGCGGTCGTCGTCGTCGGCGGTCCAGGTGGAGCGGTTGGACACGGCGCTCACCTGCCTTGGGCCGGGCGGCACCCGCGCCTGGCGTGGTGTCGCGTGGGCATGCGAAGAGCCCACGGCGCAGGGGGTACGCGGTGGGCTCTTCGACAGTTGTGGTGATCCTGACGGAATGGTGCGTGACAGGTGTGCGCGCCGTCAAGCCGGGAACGTAGGTCAGGTCGGGATGCGGCCTGTGATGACGCCGGACGCGACCTGGACGAGCAGGTCCCTGCCTATGGACGCGACGGCATCGCGGGCGGCCTTGAGGCGCCCCTGCTTCGGGGAGCCCTCCGTCGTGTCGTCGATAGCCGCGTCGAGGGCGGCGAGGATCCGGTCGGCAGCCACCTCCGGGGACGGCCACTGCCCGGCGGCCTCGAGCCCGTCGGCGGTGACGCCGGTCACGAGATAGTCCGTAGCGGCGAGTGACGACACACTCCTGACCTCGACGTACCGCTGCGCGAGCCGCCCGATTGCACGCACGACGACCGTCACATCCAGTCCGGTGCCTTCTGCGAGCTCTGCTGACGTGACGGGTCGGCCGTTCGTCGATTGCAGTCGTGCAGCCTCGAGCAGGACTGGATAGTCGATCGTCGTCCACAGGTCTGGAAGTGCATCAGGCATGGGTAGACCCCCTTCTTGGGCCGGGATGGCAGCCGCATGCCCGGGCGGGCGCAGGCGCTTCGAGTTCATGACGGCACGGTCTCACCAGTCACTGACACGGCACGCTCGGCGACGAGGTCGAGGACGTCCCCGACCCGGTACAAGGGCCGCCCACGCCGGTCCGCACGCGGCCGGCCCTGCTCGTCGACGGCGACGGCGAGGACCCGTCGACGCTTCCACTGGCGGATCCGGTCAGCGGTGACCGGGACACCGAGCCCGTCGATCGCGCGGGCGAGGTCAACGGCAGGCAGGACGTGGTCCTCGAGCTGCTCGAGGAGGGTCTGCTGCCGGACGGACACGTCCCAGGTGGTGCCGCAGCGTGGGCACTCGACGGTGGCGCACCCGTCGTGGGCGTAGAGCTGCTCGGTGCACGTCGTGGGGACCAGCGACGGGACGGGTGCGCCGGTGTCGTCGACGGCGCCGAGCCGCATGGGTGTCTCGATGAGCGCACCGCAGGTCCCGACGAACACACGGTCGGCGGGCCGGTCGATCGCGGTGCGCGCGTGACGGAGTGCGGCGCTGAGCTCGTCGATGGCCTGCGGGCCGGTGGGGTGGCGGGCGAGCCACCTGGTGGCGTCGCGCAGGTACTCGCCGATGCCAGCCCAGGTGGTGGGCAGGGTGTGGCCGCGCACGGCGGTGATCCAGTCGGCCCACGCGACGAGCGTGTTGCGGGTGACGAAGATCGCGTCGGCGGCGCCGAGGTGCACGACGAGCGGGGTGGTGGCGGCGGTGAGCGGGGCGGGGTGCGGGTCGTCGTCGATGTCGGGGGTGGCGGGGCCGGTGCTGGCGTAGCGGGTGGTGAAGACGGCTTGGCGGGTGAGGGTGGTGTCGAGGTCGCCGAACAGGCCGGGCAGGTCGGTGAGCAGGCCGCGTAGGCGCCCGGTGCAGCTGCGGCAGGCGTACTGGTCGGGGTCGAGGGTGGGTGCGCCGTCGCGGTGGGTGAGGGGGCAGACGTGCGGGTCGGCCATGGGGTCTCCGTGCCTTGTTGCGGGTTGGACAAGCGTTCAGGGTTGTCAGATCGGGCGCCAGCGGACGGGCGGGTCGGGCAATGGTTGGTGGTCGATCGCGCACAGTCGTGGGCCGAGCTCGCGGAGGCGGTCGTCGACGAGGGCGGCGTGCATGGTGCAGAACGTGTGCCACGGGTGCGCGGTGGTGCAGCGGGCTTGGCCGGCGCGGGTGGCGGGTGCGGTGCAGGTCGGCGACTCGCACGGCACTTCGGCGGTGAGGTCGACGTCGACGGTGGTCGTGTGGGTGGTCGCTGGGAGGCTGCGCGCACGCGCGTCGGCGCTGGGCTGGCGGCGGGACGAGAGGAGCACGGTGATGGTGAAAGCACTCGGGAGAGCTGCGTGGCGGCTCGTAATCGGGCTGGTCGCGGCGGCGGCCGTGGCGGTCGTGGCGTGGGCGACGTTGCTGCAGGTGGAGGGGACGCTGGTCGACCGGATCGGGGGGCTGTGATGGTGAAGGCGTTCCTGCATGTGAACGGTGTCGACTACGAGCTCGCGGCGCCGCTCGAGGAGCAGCAGGTGCAGCAGCTCGTCGAGCGCATCGCGTCGGCGGCCGACCCGGTGCAGCGGGTGACGGTCAAGCAGGGGCGCGTCGACGTGACGCTCGTCATCAAGACAGCGCTGGTGTGGAGCGTGTCGGGGTGGGTCAAGACGCCGGGCCAGGCCGTCGTCGTCTGAGCGTGAGGCCCGGCGGACACGCGTGTGGGACGTGTCCGTCGGGCTCACTCCGCACCTCGATTCCCAGCGCGGGCACGCATCTCGTCCAGGGTGCTCATCGGTCGCATGCTCCTTCGGGGTGGGTCAGCCAGCACACCTCGCACACGGGGTGCTGCATGGTCAGGTCGGTGTCCCCCAGGGCGGTGCGGAGGTCGCGGACGAACCTCCACCCGTCCTCCCCGAACGTTCCCCACTCGTCGTCGTAGTAGCGGTCCAGCAGCGCCTCCACCTGCTCTGCGCTGACCGTCTGCGCGGTACCACCACGGGAGGCGAGGGCATCATCAACGATGTCCAGTGCGTCGCCGATGGCTGCGGCGATAGCCTCTGCCAACGCCCACCGGTCGACTTCCCCGTGCACGGGTGCCGCTCCACCCCCGCGTCCGACAGACGGGCCGTCGCTGATGACGGACTGGCCGGGGCAGTCGCACAGCTGCGCCGCGGCACCCGAACGCGCGCGGGACAGTCCCGGAACGTCCCCCGTCCCGTCCGTCGTCTCGCCCCCGCTCGCGCTGGTGTGGTTGTGGGTCATCGGTCTTCCTCTCGGTCGTTGGCGTGTTGGTTCTGCCAGTCGTGGAGTGCGGTGGTGTGGTCGTCGGGCTCGTCGTCGGGTTCGTTGTCGGTGAGGTGGGCGGCGAGGGCGAGGGTGGTGTGGGCGTATTGGCTGGTGAGGCTCACGGCTTCTCCTGGAGTGGGTTGCCGTAGCCGACGGCGCGCAGTTGGGCGAGCGAGGACTCGAGTGACATGCGCACGATGGCGTGGTCGGTGATCGCGTCGCGCAGGTCGTCGGGGTAGCCGCGGAGGTCGGCGATCCACCCGTGGCGCCAGTACGCGTGCCAGCGCTGGGCGTTGGGTGCGCCGACGCCGCGGCGCTGCACGACGAGGAATGTGACGGCGGCCCCGGCGTTGCGTCTCTCGGTCTCGGTCTCGGCGAGCCAGCGCTCGACGTCGCGGTCGCTGTGGGACCGGGCTGCCTCGCCGCCCTTGACCTCGAGGACGACCCCGGGGCAGAGGCCGACGTCGCCGCGGTCGTGGTTGCCGGTGAGGGTGAGCCGGTCGGCGTTGGGGAAGCCGAGGCGGCGTGCGGCGCGGACGACGGCGGTTTCGGCGGCGGTGCCGATCTGCTTGGGGCGGTTGACCATGGTGCTCCTCAGAACGGGGGTGGGCCGTCGTA